TGATGCTAAACCAACAGTTGCTAAACCTACTTGAGTATCAACATAACCAATCGATGCTAAACCAACAGTTGCTAAACCTACTTGAGTATCAACATAACCAATCGATGCTAAACCAACAGTTGCTAAACCTACTTGAGTATCAACATAACCTTCAGTCGCATAACCAACAACAATACCAGAAGTAACAAATCCGGCATTATTTGTAAGATCTCCAGTATCTGATGGAATTGTTGGGGTATTAGTAAAATTATTGTAGTCAAGAAGGAAACTTGACGATACACCACCAACACTACTTGCGGATCCTGTTAAATTGCCAACAAAACCTAATGCAGTTACAATACCTGCCTGACCAACAGAAAAAGCAGCACCAACTGAAATTTGACCGCCAGTTACATTAATTCCAGACCTTGCAGTAATCAGTCCAATAGAATCGATATTATCAACATCTTCATAAGTAAGAGTTCCACCTATGGTAACATTTCCAGAGAACTCTGCAGAGGTTGCTGTAATAAAACCTACAGAAATATCAGGACTACCAGAAAGTCCAGCTGCTGTACCTGTTATGTTATCACTGGAAGTAATATAACCTCTCCCATTAGTCAGTTCATTATTGTTTGTTGGTATATCGTCCGTGATGGCAATTGTTCCTGTACCAGTGGGTATTGTCAGATCATTTAATTGTCCATTTACATTGATACCCGTACTATCTACTGTAAGTCTTGTAGTGCCTTCATGTTTTAGCTGTGTACCAAAAGTGGTAGACAGTCTCATATATTCTACACCATTGTATGTGGTGAAGAACATAGTGTCGCCAGAAATTCTGGCATCATCAGTAAATCTGAATAAGTTAATTGAACCATTATGTCCAATGATGTTTGTGTTGTCTTTTAATTGTAGATAGTTTGAACTTTCTAATGTAGTTGTACCAGAAAGTGTAGTTACTCCAGTAACACTGACGTTTCTTACGGTTATATCTGGAGTTCCACTAAGTCCTGTTGCAGATCCCGTTAAATTGCCAACAAATGAGTCAGAAGTAACTCTATTGTTGATACCATCAATCGTTACTGAATCAGGGCCAACAGTCAGGATACCAGTAACTCTTGCGTCTCCTTCAACATATAACTTATATCCATCCTTAGCAGTTGTACCAATACCAACATTCTTTACAGTATTGATACCAACAGAATCGACACCCCAAGTGCCAGCAGAGCCAACAACTCCACCGCCCCCAACAGCACCAATCCACTTACCAGTTGATGCCTGATACTGAAGAACGTATCCATCAGTCTTAGCAGTAGTTCTATCAACATCATCAAGGAACTCAAGACGAACTTCACCACCACCACCTTGTGCATTGACAAGATTTTTAAGATATTCAAGTTCTCTGCGAATCTTAAGTATCTCTGGATCGCCAAGGTTTTCTCTAACTTCTTCTTTTGATTTAATTGTCTCAAGAATCTTTAGAGCATGATCAACGGTGTCTTCTACTTCTTCTGTTACTTCCTCTGTTTTTTCTTCTTCTGCTTCTGCTTCTTCTCTTTCCTTTACTTCTTCCTCTATCCACTCTTCTTAATTTGTCTCATCTTCATCCACAATAGGAGATTCTGTTACTTCTATTGTTTCTACTTCTTCTTTTTTCTTTGGCTCCGTAAATAACCAGGACTCAAGTGCCTTTATTTGCTTTTCTTCTTTCTTTTTCTTTTTATTATCTTCTTCTATTGATACTTTGACTTGAGAAAACATCGAATCGATGTCAAGATCTCCCACCAGAGATCGGAATTCATCTTCCTTCTCTTTCTTTGCTTTACCTATGAGTGAAAAAAATTCTCCTAAGTCTCCGCTCATTTCTTATCCTTGTCCTTTAAAAGTTTTGCTAATTCTGCAGTCGATCCAACGAAAAGTGCGTTAGTAACGTTTGATGGTCCACGAGTTTGTTTTTCTTCTTCAACATCCTTCAGTTTTTTCTGAAGATCCATCAGTTTATCGGTTGCATCAGCCACATTCTTAATTAGTTGACCAGCAACCTCATATGCTCTGGGCATTTCACTTTCTTGTGCAAGCTCAAGAATACCGTTGATTGCTTCCTGTCCCTTTTCGATTATGCTGTAAAGATTTCCTCTTGTATAATCATAATCTTTTTTGATATCATCTGAGATATCTTTTATTTTTTCAATTTTTTTATCGATAACTTCAGGTTGCACAATGTCTCCTACGACATTGAACTCGTCATTTAAACTGTCAAATTTGCTTGCCATTTTTAAGAAATCGTACCACTAAATCCAAAATCGTCGCCTTCTTCAATCAATGCATTATCTGATGCATTGATAATATGAACAGGAGCACCTCTCAGGTGCTCTACAATAGTAGTTCCATCTTGACCTCTATTAACCGTAATCTTATTGCCAGTTATAGAAGTGATATACATTTCTTCTTCTTCAACATCAATGTAAGTTTTGGCAGTAAGTCCACTTGCATCTTCAACTTCAAATGATTTTGTGGTTTTTGTAATGTCAGCAGTGAGAGTTGTAACAACATCTCCTGTATAATTTTTGATTGCTCTTGGCGTTGCAGAGTAACTAAGTTCTCTTGTAGTATTTGTAGTATCCGTACCAGTAAGATAACTGACAGTTGCTCTTTTGATAATATCTTTGGTTGCAGAAGTAGCAGGACCGAAGAGATAAGTTTTTGCAGTAAATCTTAAAGTATAAAGGAGAACCCTTCTTGTCGTAAAGTCTCCTTCATAATCATCTTGCATAGTGATATTTTCCAATATGATTGGAATATCACGTTTTTCTTGTATTTCTTCTACCAATTCAACACTTAAATTATATGAAGGTTGAAAGTATGGTAAAATTTGCTCCACAATTTGCAGTGCATCATCATTTAATTTTGACATGATGCTCAGTTCAAATTGCATATTATATGGAACTGGCATGTATACTTTTTTAGACTCAGTTCCGTCTGTAGGATCTTTTACTGTATATTGCTGAGTTGTACTAACTTTTCTACTTGGATCATAAGTCAATCCAGTCATTTCAAATGACATTCTTGGTAATGTCAATGCAGTTGACTTATTTAAATTTGGTGATTGCTCAAGTCTTGCCAAAAACTTTTGAGTTGGACCATAAGCTAAAGGGACTCTGATGACGTTAACAACGTTGTCAGATGAATTAGTTTGTTTTATAGTAATAGAATTAAAAAGAGTACCAAAAGATATAATGGTCCTCCTCAATATTTCGTTATAAAAATATTCAAACATCTTTGAGTCCCTATAATATTATTTGCTATAATAAGTACTATTTAGGGAATACCGAATGGGTTCTGCTCTGAGAAGTCGATAATAGAATCTGCTTCTGTTTCTATGTTAATGTTATCTGAGAATCCATCGTCAACGGGATCAAGATTAATTATTCTAAGTTCATGTGAAGCACCTGATGTGGAACCAACTATATCTTCACCAACTGTAAATGCCCCATTAACATTAGAAACCTCAAGAATATTGGTAGTAGAGTTCCAAACTCTGACTCTACCTGTTGTTCCGCTACTTGATCCAGTAACAACTTCATTAAATATGAAGTCTCCAGTTGAAGTAAGAGAAGGACTGGAAATAGTAATAGTGGGGGCAATACTGTATCCTAAACCAGCATTGATGAGTTGAATTGAGGTAATAGTTCCTGCAGCACTAACGATGGCAGTTGCTGCAGCAGATACAGTAGTTACTCCACTCAAGAATACTTCATCAGTAAACGTGATTGTTGGTGCAGTCGTATATCCAGATCCACCAGCAGTAATTGTTACGATTCCTACAACACCATCACCAATTCTGGTCGTTGCAGCTGCTCCTGATCCTCCACCACCAATAAATCTTACTCCTGGTGCAACAGTATATCCTGCGCCAGGATTTACAATATCAACATTTTGTATAGATCTTGCTCCTGGATTTGCACTTTGATTACATACATTAATTCCACCAATCAAAACAGCAGAAGCAATACCAGTAATTCCTCCTGATGGCGCAGATGAAATTGCAACTCTTGGAACGGAGGTATATCCACCACCTCTATTCGTCATGGTTATGAGTCTAATACCACCCTCAGTGATAATTCCAGCAACAGCCGTTGCAGTTACTCCGGCACCAACAAGAGTGAGTGTTTGAGATGCTCCAATAATAGTTGAGATTCCATCATCAGTAAGTCCATCAGATTCTCCTCCAGTCAAAATATCATCAATTTCATCAATTCCAGTATCAATGACTTCATTCTCATATCGGAACAGTTCACATCTTAGTTCATAAACATAATTCTTTTGGAGTTGGTAAAATGGTTTTTCGTGCTCTACAAACTTGATTTCAAACAGTCGATCTCCAAGAGGAAAATAAATCAAATCTCCTTCTTTTGGTCTTGTCGAAAGTTTGATATTCTGTTCGTTCTTGATTAGTGGAGAGATATAATTTTCGAACCTTTCTTTTGAGATAATTAGAGTTATTTCATTCGTTGCTTGAATTCCAAACTTAGATAAAATTGTTGTATTATCTCCATATCCATCAAAATTATCAATGTATGCTTCAATAGGATAAGCATCATCAAACTTGGATTGAATAACCTCTTTTATGATAGTCTTCTCAGTCAAATACTTTCTGGGAAGATAATGTACATCAACACCATACATCCTCAACTGTTCGTTGATAAGATCTTGGATTAAGTTTTGTTCAGACCTTGATCCTTGTTGAAAATATGGATTGAGCATAGGATTAACCGATCATATCCAGTGGAGGAAGTTCATACGTATTAGACATGGTTTCTCTGATGACATCAAGTTCTTTTTGAGCATCATCATAAATTTGCCTTCCATTCAATTCAACACCCCCAGGAAGTTTGACTCCTTGGAACTTCATTAAATTTTGTCCCCACTGCCTTTTGATCAGTTGCGTTACATATCTCTTAAGGAAAGAATCATTCCAAACTCTTGTAAAATCATTTGGATTTAGAAGTCTGTAGCAGTCAATAATAATATAATCATCCTCAGCTACATCTGCCCAATCAATATCTAAGTATAGTCTATCTTGTCTCTGATTAAATCTAATTTGTTTTTGTGTATTGAGAAGAAAGTCCATATCTTCCAAATACGTCTTAGTCATAGCATAAGTTAGAAGTTCTGTTGATCCCCAATAGTAGATATCATTAAGGAACATCTGATACTTCACACTAAACATATTATTGCTTACTGTTTGTGATCCGTCATACCTGAAGATTTTGTTGATCCCTATTACTTCTGGTGGAATCTGTAAATAATTACTGTTCTCTTCAAATGAAAATGTTACAGACGATCCATCAATCGTAGAACTTGCAGTTGTAGTTACGATACCTACAGTTTTATTATCTCCTCTTGCTCTTCCTCTATCAATATCTGCTTGAGTTAATTTGTATTTTAAAAATACCTGAGTTACACCATCAAAATGTCTCTCGTGAAAATATTGAAGAGCGTCATCAATTAGATCATCAATTTGCTCTTCGGCAACATTGATTTCTAATACTGGTGCTCCCAGTTGTCTCTTGCAATAATTTACGAGGTCAGACCTACTTGCTGGTTGAGCCATTTATACACTGATTCCTTAATAGTATTTATGATGGCGCTGTAGTTATTCCTGCGACAACTAAAACATTTCCATTTACAATACTATAAACCGTACTGCCAGAACTTACCAGTACATTGTAGACATATCTACCTTCACTCAAACTTCTGGTATCTGTTGATCCAAGAGAAATTTTAAATTTACCATCATAAGCACTTGTAAATCCAACTGTAAATGAAGTTGTGATTCCAAGAGTAGCACCTACAGCCACACTCTTTGACATTGCAGAAGATCCAGTATACCCAGTAAGATCAAATGCAGTGTTTGCTGTATTTACAACATTAAAATTGGTTGTAAAATCCGCACCAGTATGGATTGTTAAATTAACACCCTTTGGTACTCCTGCATCAGGATCAAAGGTTACGTTCTTAGTTGCCATTTGGTATACCTATTGCTTGCATGGTTTCTTGCTGTTTATAATAAAGTTTGCAGAAGCACTTGGCAATTTCTTTAAGTTGATTGTTGTCATTACAACTATCTATTATAGTTGCTAACTTGATGTATTCAAAACTTTTAGAAAGATTATCTAAAATTATATTATTTGGATCCATTGATTAACTCCTTTAATAATAATTTAATTTCGGAAATATCCTCCTTAAGGTTAGCAACTTCCTCTTCAATGGTCTGTACTTTTTGATGCTCTTTATTTTTCACTTCACGTCTTGCAACATATTTTTCATGATCTAAAGAATTTATATTTAAAATAGCACCTGTATGTGGATCCCTTACGAGATCCACATTATCTTTTACTTTGTACATTTTACGCTAAAGCAATGACTCTCAAGTTTTTAGCTCTTGGTACATACGTTTGTGAAGTACCAGTCAACACAATTTTAACTCGGTATGATCTAAATGGTGGAAGTTGATCTATACTAAATGTGTGCTCTTTAAATTCAACAGAGCCACTATCAAATCCATAAGTAGGAGTTTTGGATACAAATGCATCAGATTCTCCATTATTATCTGCAACATCAATTATTTCTCCTTTAGAATTCAAGTTCTTATATCCTGGGAATGGGATAAAGATTGGGTCAAAACCACCTTTGGTTCCAATTGCATAGAATACTCTGATATCTGAGTAATTGTTAATGTGAGCATCAAGAATTACTTTCAGAGATGTTGCTGGATTCTCAAGGTTGATTTCTTTGGAAATATACTGACAAGCAGTAGGATCTGTTGAAATTCTATTCACTCTTGAGTCAGTAGCATAGTCAGAAATTACATCATTAACTCTATTTGAAGAAAGAATAGTGCTAACTCTTTGACCATCAATCACAGGAGAAATACGAGAATCGGTTGTTACCATACTAAGTCTCATTTGCATGGACTTAGATCCCTGAAGATTGGACAACTTAGCATCTTCATTGACTTTAGAACAAATCAATCTGGTAGAATCCAGGTAGTTTGGTGTGTTCATTACAATTGGTTCAAATCCATTGTCCACATAAGCAATTTCATTACCACTCAAACTCTGACCTGTTACTGTTCTAACTTCTGCGCTAATAGAAGTTCCTCTTGTAGTGACATTTTGAACAATTGGAGTGATGATTTCAAAAGGCATGTTTTGAGTTGCCTTGATATTTGGACCTCCAGCAGATTTAGTTGCACCAACATAAAGTTTAGGCCAACCAATGTCATCGCTTCTATCGTCGTTTTCACTATTAAACCTCTCAGACATATCAAGTTTAATACTGTATGCATCAAATGTGATCGAACTTCCGATAGAAACATCACTCAATGTGTGAGTTTTATTGATTCTATGGAGGTTAACTCCACCAAGTTCATACTTGTAAACTGGAGTTCCGACAGGATATGTAATAGGATTAGTTCCTCTGCTGATGTTTCCTCCGATAGTGTTGCCAGTAACGGAAGTATATTCAATAATTTCATTACCAATCAGAAGGTAACCAGTATTTGTGGTTCCAACACCAACATTTTCAAAAGTAGTAAAGTTTGATGCATCGTCAACAGAAAGACCTGCAGTAGATCCTGATGCATAAGATGCACTTAACTTTGTTGGTTTAACATCTGGAAGGGCACCGGAAATAATAACTCTATTATCTGGGAAATACATTCCATGATTCTGGTGC